GAAAAAATCAAGACAGTTGGGTATTTCAACATTAACTGCTGGTTATGCGTTATGGATGATGATTTTTAATTCGGATAAAAATGTTTTGGTAATTGCTACTAAGCAAGAGGTTGCAAAAAATCTTGTTTTAAAAGTACGAACAATGCATGAACTATTGCCATCGTGGTTAAAAAATCAATGCATAGAAGACAATAAATTGTCACTTCGTTTTAAAAATGGATCACAAATTAAAGCTGTTTCTGCAGCCGCCGATGCAGGTAGATCTGAATCTCTTTCTCTTCTGATTATAGACGAGGCGGCATTTATTGATTATATAGACGAAATATGGGCGTCTGCACAGCAAACTCTTGCTAATGGTGGACGCGCAATCATTTTGTCTACCCCAAACGGAACTGGAAACTTTTTCCATAAAACATGGGTGGGCGCAGAAACAGGCGAAAACGGATTTAATCCAATATTATTGCCATGGACTGTGCATCCAGAAAGAGATCAATCATGGAGAGATAAACAAACAAAATTACTTGGTGAAAAAATGGCATCTCAAGAATGTGATTGCGATTTTATTTCATCTGGTCATACTGTCATAGATGGTTCTATTATACAGTGGTATAATGAAACTTACGTTAAGGAACCAATTGAAAAGCAGGGAATAGATAGTAATTTATGGATATGGGAATACCCTGATTTTACCAAATCGTATATTGTGGTTGCTGACGTTGCCCGTGGAGATGGGCAAGATTATTCTGCATGTCATGTTTTAGATATAGAAACACTAACACAAGTTGCAGAATATAAAGGAAAACTTGATACAAAATCATATGGAAATTTTTTGGTATCTCTAGCTACTCAATATAATGACGCGTTGTTGGTAATAGAAAATGCGAATATAGGGTGGGCAGCAATACAACAGGCAATCGATAGAAACTATAGAAATCTGTACTACTCATACAAAGAGGAGGGGTATATAGACCCAGACGTGCAATTAATGAAGGGGTATGATTTAAAAGATAAATCCCAGATGGTACCTGGATTTACTATGAGTAGTAGAATACGTCCGTTGATAATATCCAAACTGGAAACATATTTCAGAGAACGTTTACCAGTAATACAATCTAAACGTTTAATAGAAGAAATGTTCGTATTTATATGGAATGGATCAAGAGCAGAGGCGTTAAAAGGATATAACGATGACCTTGTTATGTCAATGGGTATAGCACTATGGACTCGTGATTCTGCTATAAAATTAAAAATGGATGGCATGGAATTGACTAAACATGCGTTAAATAATATACAAAAACCATCTGTTGCATATAGAAATGCTGGAAATGCTGATAATTATTGGAAGATGCGTGTTTCTGATAAAGAAAACGAAGATTTATCATGGCTTTTATAAAGGTGAAAAATGTCAATATTTGATAGATTAAAAAAATTATTTAGTTCTCCCGTTATATTAAAAAATGTAAATGGAAGATTAAAAGTAAGTGATACATCACATTATCAATCGAGTGGTAATCCTTATCAAACTAAAGTTATAGATAGATATGGTAGGCTACACGGAACAAAAGGTGCAAACGTAAACCCGTATCACCAATATAATGGATTTAGTGCCGCCCGTCTTGACCTGTATACTGATTATGAAGCAATGGATGAAGATGCAATATTATCGTCTGCCCTTGACATCTATGCAGATGAAACAACGACAAAAAATGAAGAGGGTGATATTTTAGTAATAAACACGGAAAACGAAACAATAAATAAAATATTAAGAAATTTATTTTATGATATTTTAAATATTGAATATAATATTTGGCCATGGACACGAAATTTAGTAAAGTATGGTGATTTTTACTTGTTTCTTGATATAAAAGAAGAGATTGGTATTGTAAACGCATTTCCTATGTCTGCATACGAAATGACAAGGGAAGATGGCGTAAATCCTGGAAACTTATTTGATACTAAGTTTATATATGAGGGTCCGCTTGGCAAAGGTAAATTTGAAAATTATGAAATAGCGCATTTTAGACTGTTATCAGATACTAACTTTTTACCGTATGGAAAATCTATATTGGAGGGTGCTAGAAAACTTTTTAAACAAATAATTTTGATGGAAGATGCTATGATGATCCATCGAGTTATGAGAGCACCTGAAAAAAGAATCTTTAAAATTGATATTGGTAATATCCCACCAAATGAGGTAGATCAATATATGAAGTCAGTTATGAATGAGATGAAAAAAACACCGTTTGTTGATGAAAGAACGGGGCAATATAATCTCAGATATAATATGCAGAATATTTTAGAAGATTTTTATTTGCCAGTGCGTGGACAAAATAATGGAACAGAAATTTCAACATTAAGTGGTTTGCAATATCAAGCAATCGATGATTTGGAATATCTGCGTAGTAAATTATTTGCCGCTTTAAAAATACCAAAAGCATTCTTAGGTTACGATGAAACAGTTGAAGGCAAGGCAACACTTGCAGCAGAAGATATACGATTTGCAAGAACGATTGAACGTATACAGCGTATAATTGAAAGTGAACTGACAAAAATTGCTATAGTACACCTATATGCACAGGGATTTACACAATCCGATCTTATAGATTTTTCGTTAAATCTTACATCGCCATCTATTATTTACGAACAAGAAAAAATTAATCTTTTAAGTAAAAAAATAGAAGTATTCTCAATGGCTACAGAAAACCATGCGTTGTCAAAATGGAACTTGTATAAGAATATATTCAATCTTAGTGAAGATGAAGCGAATGAAGAAATAAATAATATAATAGAAGATGCAAAATTTAAATTCAGAATTGCGCAGATTGAAACAGAAGGCAACGACCCAGTCGTAACTGCAGAATCATTTGGCACTCCACACGATATCGCTTCAATGGAAGTTCCCGGTAAAGTTGGAAGACCAAAGGAATACAAATCATCATATGAAACAGATGAACATCCATTGGGAAGAGATCCACTTGGAAAGAAAGCAGGGTCTGATATTTCAATGGATAAAAAAATATCACATTCATATAGGGGATCCGTATTTAGCAACGAAAATTCAGTGGCTGATAAATACATACCTTATTTAAATAATATTAAATTTAAAACAAATGATATTATCAAAAAGTCATTAATAAATGAAGAAATTGAAACACACGATGCAGACGTTAATCTAGATAATAGTGAACAGACATTTTTGAGTGAAAAAAATATAATAAATACACACTAATTAAAATTATCTGCATATTTATATATAACATAAACTATATAAATTCTAAAATATGAAAGAATTAAAACATTCTAAATTTAAAAATACCGGGATCTTGTTTGAGTTATTAGCTCGTCAAATCACCGCTGATATTATTGAAGGAAAAACTTCAAAGGCTAGTTCGCTGTTGAAGAAATATTTTTCAAAGGATAAAGAGCTATACAAGGAATATATCTTGTATAGAACACTTATAAATGAAAAATATACTTCTGAGCAAAAGTCATCTATTCTTATAGAAACGGTGACTGGAACACGAAAGCGTTTAAATAAACAAAAATTACAAGAAGAAAAATTTAATCTTATCAAAGAATTAAAAGAAGAATTTGACATAGACACATTCTTCAAAACTTCAATACCAAACTATAAAATCTATGCTTCTATATTTAAACTATTTGAATATGATGCAGACGATAACCCACTTGATATTGTTAGGTCAAAAAGTACTTTGATGGATAATATTACTAAGACCAACAAGCCTAATTCATCTGTCCCTGAATTTGAAATACTAGAAAACAATTATCAATACGAATCAGAAGATGTTAGATTACTTTCATATAGAATATTGGTAAATAAATTTAATGAAAAGTATGGCTTTTTGGGGGAAAATCAAAAGACAACATTACGTGAATTTATACTTAACATATCAAACTCAAATAATTTAAAGACATTTATTATAAATGAGATAGTTAAAATAGAGGAATTCATAGTAAACTCTAAATCTAAAATTAAAGATGATATTTTAAACATCAAGCTCAATGAACTTTTAAGACTAACGACCAGCTTAAAAGAGATAAAATCAGTAACTGATGATCATGTTATAAAATTATTAAAATTACAAGAACTTAAAAATGAATTAGGGAGAGTTATATAATGTCAACTCCAGTACAACCATATGATTATCCAACCCCAACAACAACAACATATAATGATTTTTCTAGATTGGGGCATCCTGGAAAATTTTTTAAAAGCATAAGTGTATCTGGAAGTGCTTTTTTTACCGGTTCTAACTATGGTGCTGGTGGAGTATTACCACTCTCTGGCTCTATTGGAACTGCATACTTATCTGGTGGTGGTACTATAGATCTTAGTAAGCTTACCACTGGGATTGTTCATGAATTATCTGTATACCAAGTTTTAAATGGAAATAATGTAATAATATTATTACGTAATCAGGCGGTTAGATAATGGACGATATAAAAGAATATATTAAGCAGGTAAAAAAATATATAAATGAAGAGGGCGATGCTCCGGGAAATGTAACATCAAATGTGGATGGGTATAACATTCCAGGGGCGTTTGCTGCAGATGAAGAAGAACACGAAAAGAGAATGGACATCATATCCAGAACATTTGGATACATGCCAGTTAAAAAGAAAAAACCAAAATATTTTATACCTGTTCATAAAAAACCATTAAAGCAGATAAAAAACGAATCTATATTTTCACACATGGCTTCGGAATTACATCTAAATGAAGTTAGATATACTGATTTTAAAAAAGATGAAACACATTCAAATTCAAAGAAGATGAATTTGGGTATTAAAAAAATTAATAGATCCTTGTATGAACTAGAATCGTTTATAAATCAACATTCAAGACTCAAAAATGAAATGTCAATTACTAATGATGCGTATTGGAAATCTTCAAAGACAAAACTCCATAAAATTGCAGAACGATTAATAAAAATTTCTAAAAAAATAATAGAATTATCAGCATGAAACAATTATTAGTAGACTACAATGGTGTGATGACTTTCACACCACAATATATAAATGAGTCAATGAACCAGCATGGTGGAACACTAATTGTAAGTGGTCCATTACAAAGAGCTGGTGTTAAAAATCAAAATGGAAGAATTTATCCAAAAGACGTATTAGCGCGTGAAGCCAAAAAATATTATGATACATTTATAGTTGAAAGAAGAGCACTTGGCGAACTCGATCACCCAGATTCAGCTGTTGTAAACTTAAAAAATGTTAGCCATAATATTATTGATATGTTCTGGAAAGGTGATGATTTAATAGGAAAGATCGAAATATTACCAACTCCAAGTGGAAATATATTAAAAGAATTATTTAAATCTGGTATAAAAGTAGGGGTTTCTTCTCGTGGACTCGGTACAGTTAAAGAAATAGCAGAAACTAACGGATATAATGCACTTGAAGTTCAAGATGATTTTGAATTAATAGCATGGGATTTCGTGTCCAATCCAAGTACACATGGAGCGTTTGTATTCCCTACAAATGAAAATACTATAAATGAAAATACAATTAAAACAGTAAACGCCGAAATTTCAAAGACTGCTAAAGTGCATAAAGTTTTACAGGAATTAATTTGTGAATTATCATGCGAATGTAATTTGAGGTGAGGTAATGCCAGCTAAAAGTGAAAATCAACAACAGTTAATGGCAATGGCTTTGCGATATAAAACGGGGCAAATGAAATCAGCATCCCCAACAGTAAAATCTGTTGCAAAGAGCATGTCTAAAAAAGAATTAGAAAAATACGCATCAACATCTACAAAGGGGTTACCTAAAAAAGTTAAAAAAGAAGATGTTATGCGAATATTTGAAAAGTTTATAATAAAAGTCGGTGATAGCTATAGAATTAGAAGTGCAAAAACTGATAAATTATGGCCACAGAAATATGATTCGTATAAAAATGCATTGTCTGCATTAAAAGCATTCCAAGTACATAAAAATGAAATACTTGAAGATTCCGATTTGCAAAAAATTAAACAAGTGGAATCAATAATAAAAACAAGTTCATCAGGACGTGTTGGGGAAGAAACAATAAATGTACCGGCTGCAAATGCGATAATGAGTGTATATGAATGTTTAACATCAATGGAAGCTAAATCAAAATTTTTAAAATTACCAGTAAATAAAATGGTAGAAGTTGCATACAAATTAATTAAATGAGGTTTTATGAAAAAAATAATTTCAGATACGCCAAAAAAATATGGCACATATGTAGAGGTTAAGAACAAAGACATCGATAACGCATTAAGAATTTTTAAGCGTAAAATGAAAGAGTTTCAAATATTAGAATTGTATAGAGAAAAACAAGAATTTGTTAAGCCATCTGAAAAAAGAAAAAGAGCAAAACGAGCTGCAATTTTAAAACAAAAAAAGAATACTTTTTTAGAAAATTTATAATGTTTTAAAAAATATTATATATTTATATCAATAATACTTCGTCATTACGGAGTCTCCCGTTAATTTAATTTTATTATAGCTACAAATGGCTATAGAATTTTTTATGAGGATTTTTTATGTCAAAAGATTTATTAAGAGAAGCTATAGCCGATGCAAAAGCTGTAAAAGAAACAGCATATGCTAATGCTAAGTTGGCGTTGGAAGAGGCTCTTGCACCGCACATCCAATCAATGATTTCTGCTAAATTGTCAGAAGATTTGGGTGATGATGTTGCCACAGAATCTGTTAACGAAGAGAATTCTGAGTATGGCACTGACGATATGACGAAGGTTAAGGACATTACAGAAGAGTCTGAAACTGAAAAGGATGAAGATAAGAAGAAGGACGAATCTGTATCAGAAGCAAAAGACGAAGAAGACAAAGAAGACATGAAGGAAGCGAAAGATCACGAAGAAGACGATATGTCTGATTTGGATTTAGAAGCTATAATTCGTGAATTAGAAGAAGAATTGGCATCATCACAAATAGGCCAAGGTGACAACAAGGAACCAGCAGACGTCTCATCCGCTGCAGACACTGAAGATCCAGGCAAGAATGATCTTATTCATGCAGAAGGAAGTCACGAATATGGTGACGGCGAAGATAAGATGAAAGAAGGATCACGTATGATTGATCTTGAAGAACTTATCCGTGCTTTGAGAGAAGTTGACAGCGAAGATGAAGAAGACGACATGCACAAAGAAGAATATGGAAAAGAAGATGAAGAAGATAAAAAGAAAATGGAATCACTTCAATCTGACCTTGCTGAAGCATATGACGTCATAACATTTTTAAGAAATCAAATCAATGAAGTTAATCTTTTGAATGCAAAACTTATGTATTCAACAAAATTATTCAAGAAGTTTGATTTAAATGAATCTCAAAAAGCAAAAGTTATTGAGAATCTTGATAGAACAAAAACAATACGTGAAGCAAAGCTTATATATACAACTTTAGCAGAGACATTTAACTCTAATAAAGCAAAAGCATCTACATTAAAAGAATCGTTTGCAAGTGATGCTATCCCATCAACAAAACCATCGGCACAAACTACTGAAATCCTTTCTAGTGGAAACGATGTAGCAAACAGATTTAAAGTATTAGCAGGATTAAAATAATTAATTAAATTAATTTTAGGAGAAATAGATGAGCGTTAGAGAAATTTTAAGCCAAACATCTAGCCCATACAAAAAGCAGATGGACGAGGCAAAGCCACTTATAAACAAGTGGGAAAAGACAGGTCTTCTTGAAGGACTTGCAGATCAATATGGTAAGTCAGGAATGGCTATCCTTCTTGAAAACCAAGCAAAGCAACTTATCGAAGAGTCATCAAGAACAGGTACAGCTGCTGGTTCAGAAGAGTGGGCAGGCGTTGCTCTTCCACTTGTAAGACGTATTTTTGCACAAATTGCTGCAAAAGATTTTGTTTCTGTTCAGCCAATGAACTTACCGTCTGGTCTTGTATTCTTCCTTGATTTCAAATATGGAACAGCACAGCCAGGATTTACAACCGGTGCAGGTAAAGATTCACAATCAGATTCGGTATTCGGTGTTACTGGTAAAGCCGCTGAAGGTGTAGATCCATCAGGTGGTCTTTACGGTGCTGGACGTTATGGATATTCTATTAACGAAGGAAGAACAGGTGTTTTATCACAGAATTCTGCATCAACAGCAACAAACTTTGTTACATCATCTGTATCGGCTGCGGATTACGATTTCGATACTGAATTCTTCAATTCATATTCTGCATCAATTGCCGCTGGTCAGGTATTTAAGCTTACAGTTGCAACATCATCAATGTCTTCATCATATGATGTTGAAGCAGTACGCGCTTTCCAAGTTAGCGGTTCTGGTATCACAGAATTCTTCCCACAATATACAAACACAAATGCAGCATTAACTCAGATATCATTTATCTGTAGAGGAACAGCACCTGCAGGCGTTGTTGTTGATTATAGTATCCAACCAACAGCTCTTAGCCGTGGTGATTTCGAAGATAGAACAGGAACACTTGACATCCCAGAAATCAATCTCGAACTTCGTAGCGAAACTATCGTTGCAAAAACACGTAAGTTAAAAGCTGTATGGACACCTGAATTCGCACAAGATTTGAATGCTTACCATTCAATCGATGCGGAAGCAGAATTGACATCAATGCTTTCTGAATACATCTCTCAAGAAATTGATCTTGAAATTCTTGACATGCTTATTAAGAATGCTCAAACAACAGAAAGATGGTCAGCTCGCACAGGACGCTACTATGATGCGCTTCAGGGTGGGTTTACTGATCTTACAACTGCACAAGCACAAGCATCTGCATACACACAGCAGACATGGTTCCAGACTCTTGGTACTAAGATGCAAAAGGTATCAAACGCTATTCACCAGAAGACAATGCGTGGTGGTGCTAACTTTGCTGTTGTTGGACCACAGGTTGCAACAATTCTTGAATCAATGCCAGGATTTGCAGTTGATGGAGGTAATGGCCAAGAAATGCAATTTGCGATGGGAGTTCAAAAAGTTGGTACATTCCAAGGAAGATATCAAATCTATAAGAACCCATATATGTTAGAGAACCAAATTCTCATGGGTTATCGTGGATCACAATTCCTTGAAACTGGTGCAGTTTATGCTCCATATGTTCCACTCATCATGACACCTCTTGTATACGATCCAAACACCTTTACACCACGTAAGGGAGTAATGACTCGCTATGCTAAGAAGATTGTTCGTCCTGAGTTCTACGGTCTTATCCAGATTGATTCACTCGGTGATATATAATCTATCTCTAGATAGAAGTAATAAATGGGTAGCAGAAATGCTACCCATTTTTATTTATTATTTACTTAATAATCAATACAAAGATGATATTTATATAAAAATATCCATTTACATAATTTGGGTTCTTTATGATAAACTACAGTGCGGAAAATGAAGAAACATTTGAAATTAACGATGATGATTTTGAAAAAAATTATGGAATCAAACAGGGGAGAAAACAGATAAAAAATAAAATTAAATTTGGGCTATCATTAAATGAAGAACAAAAGCAAGCAAAAGCTGAAATATTAACAAATGCAATTTCAGTATTAACTGGTAAAGCAGGATCAGGTAAAACTTTATTAGCGTGTCAAATCGCCTTAGAATATCTTTTTTATAGGGAAATCGATAAGATAATTATCACACGGCCAACTGTATCTAATGAAGATATTGGATTTTTACCAGGGACAATGGAAGAAAAAATGAATCCATGGGTTGCTCCCATTCATGCAAATATGTATATGCTTGCAGGAAAAGATAAAATAGAAAAATTAATAAATGAAGATAAATTAGAAATTGCCCCTATAAGTTTTATGCGAGGTAGAACATTTGTAAACTCATGTGTTATTGTGGATGAAGCACAGAATATTACAAAATCACAAATGGAAATGATTTTATCTAGGTTGGGTATGCATTCAAAAATGATTATTTGTGGTGATACAACTCAAACTGATTTAAAAAATAAAAAAGATAGCGGATTTCCATATTTATTTAATATGAAAGATAAAATTCAAGGAATTGGATTTCGTGAATTAAAACAAAATCACAGACATCCAATTGTTGAAGAAATATTGTCATATTTTGAAGAAAACACAACGAAATAATGGAGCATTAAATGGCTGCTGGTAGATATGATTTTACGATAGAACAGGGAACTACTGTAGATTTTACTATAGCATATAATGATGCAACCGGTGCCCCGATAAATTTAACAAATTATCAGGCAATGATGCAACTTAGACCTGATTATGCAGATAATACAACTACAAAATACTTAACTTTAAGCTCATCACTTGATGCAGACGGCACTGGTTTAATTATTACACCAACATCAGGATCAATACGGATATACATATCTGCTGCAAAATCTGATACGTTAACATTTGATAGCTCAATATATGACTTGGAAATTCATAGTGGAAGCTTTGTAGCCAGATTAATGGAAGGAACTGTAAAAATTAGAAAATCAGTAACTAGATAATGTCAAACATAATAGTAAATACGGGTAATTCAAATCTATCAATAACTCCTAGTGATTCAGCACAGATTTCAGTTACAACAGCGCTTGCTCCAACAACTATACAAGTTGGGGTACCCAGTATAGTATCGGAAACTATAGTAAACGGAACATCTGGGACATCTGGAACGTCTGGTGCAACTGGGACAGCCGGTACTTCAGGCGGACCCGGTACTTCTGGTACTTCAGGCGGCCCAGGTACATCCGGAACATCAGGGGCAACTGGAAATTCAGGAACATCTGGTACATCTGGGGAAACAGGTTTACCTGGAACTGCTGGCACATCTGGTGCAACTGGAACAGCGGGAACATCTGGTGCAACTGGAACAGCGGGAACATCTGGTGCAACTGGAACATCTGGAACATCTGGTGCAACTGGAACATCTGGAACATCTGGTGCAACTGGAACAGCAGGAACATCTGGTGCAACTGGAACAGCAGGAACATCTGGTGCAACTGGAACAGCAGGAACATCTGGTGCAACTGGAACAGCAGGAACGTCTGGTGCAACTGGAACATCTGGGACATCTGGTGCAACTGGAACAGCAGGAACATCTGGTGCAACTGGAACAGCAGGAACATCTGGTGCAACTGGAACAGCAGGAACATCTGGTGCAACTGGAACAGCAGGAACATCTGGTGCAACTGGAACAGCAGGAACATCTGGTGCAACTGGAAATCCCGGTACTTCTGGTATATCAGGAACATCGGGGACATCATCCACTTCAGGTGGAATTACAGTAATACAGAATTCATTAGGCGTAAGTACCGATCAAATGTTAAGTTTAACTAGAACAAACGATTCTGGGTATTCGTCTAGTTTCTTTGATGTATTTTCTGGTTCAATGATGGTTGAAAATATTCCTACATTAGGGATGGAATTTTATAGCTCTAGTGGAAGATTTATGTCATCGTATGACGGATATTATGACTTAAATTTTAATTTAATAGTTGACCCACAGACAGTCCAAGATACAATCGTATTCAGTATATTACAAAATAATGTACAAGTATGGACTGGGAGTTATATTATTTACGGTTCAAATACAGTAGCACCTGCACCTGTTCCATTGAAAATATATAGATACATGCCAAGTGGTAGTTATGTAAATGCGTTTTTAAATTCAAGTGGACAGTTAGTTAGAGTTAGAGCTGGATCAACGGCAAATATAACTAGATTATCAACTGGTCCATCCGGATCAATGGGCGTGTCAGGTACCTCTGGAACATCTAGCACAGCTGGTGGAACAGGAACATCTGGAACTTCTGGTGAAACAGGAACATCAGGAACATCTGGAGCAACTGGAACTCCTGGTACCCCTGGTACATCTGGTACTTCTGGTACTTCTGGAGCAACTGGAATCCCTGGTACTTCTGGTACTTCTGGAGCAACGGGAACACCGGGAACTAGTGGTATATCTGGAACATCTGGAACATCTGGAACATCTGGTACATCTGGTGCAACTGGAACATCTGGTACATCTGGTGCAACTGGAACATCTGGTACATCTGGTGCAACTGGAACATCTGGTACATCTGGTGCACGTGGCACGTCCGGAACCACTGGTACATCTGGAACTGGATTTAATACAATAAGTAATCCAGGGGCTAACCGGATAATATTGAGTGACGGTTCTATAAATGCAGCAACGGCTTCATCAAATTTAATATATTCAAATTCAACGTTAAGTATTAACGGAAATACTGATATAACTGGATCACTTGCAGTCACGGGTACTTCTGTAACATTCCCATCTGTAGATCAAATACTTTTATCTGGATCTATGTTTATATCTGGTAGTTCTAATATAACCGGAAGTTTAAATATATCGGGTAGTCTTATTATAAACGGAATACCATTTACAACTGGATCGTCTGGTACATCTGGGACTAGCGGTATATCTGGAACATCTGGAACATCTGGGACTAGCGGTATATCTGGAACATCTGGAACATCTGGAACTAGCGGTATATCTGGAACTAGCGGTATATCTGGAACATCTGGAACTAGCGGTATATCTGGAACATCTGGAACTAGCGGTATATCTGGAACATCTGGAACTAGCGGTATATCTGGAACATCTGGAACTAGCGGTATATCTGGAACATCTGGGACTAGCGGTTTATCCGGAACATCTGGAACATCTGGGACTAGCGGTTTATCCGGAACATCTGGAACATCTGGGACTAGCGGTTTATCCGGAACATCTGGAACATCTGGGACTAGCGGTACATCGGGTCGATCTATTGTTGTAATTAATCCATTTCGGGGTAGAGTTTTAACGTCAACCGGAATTGATGGCGAAGTAATTACCGGTGGAAATCTTATCTTAACCGGATCTTCTTTAACATTAACTGGATCATTTGATATATCTGGTTCATTTAATATAACTGGGTCTAATATAATATCGGGATTTCAATCAGTTTCTGGAAGTTTTGGATTAACGAGATTGCCGTTAGTAGACTCAGTTGGATTAGATCTTTATGGTTACGGAACACGCGGTGGAAACAAGTATTTTGATTTTATGCGTGTAACAAATACAACAGGGAGTGCAGTAACGCCATCTAAAACATTCCGCTTAAATGAAAGTGGAAGTTTTGAAATTATCAATCATGCGTATAATGTTAAAATACTCACTCTTAATGATTCCGGTTCTCTTGCATTACCAGCAACAACCGCTAATGATTTATCGGGGTTAAAAAATACAGGCGGTGGGCTTTCTATTAACAATGGAAGTATTGTTATATTTGATGATGGAAATGGACATTTCCATTCTACTATACCCGATGCTAATTTATGGCTAAATGTTTCTGGATCTGGCAATCTTATTATAAATGGACAAACGGGAGCAACTGGTGGAGTTTTAATAGGAACATCATCTAAAACAGGATTTGTAACTATAAATGGCAGTGCTAATTATAATTTAGGTTCATATGGATACCTAAATACATCAGGATTGACTGGTACATCATCTGCAATTGCTGCATATTCATTAGTTGCAAATCAACGAATAGCCGCCTCAGAATTTAATGCATATTCAGATGAAAGATTAAAAAATATCATTGATTTTGTATCAATAGATGAATCAAAAAAATTTATTTTAAATACTCAACCGATAAAATTTACGTGGAAATACAATGAAGATAGCGGAATAAAAATTGGTTATTCTGCACAAAATGTTTCAAAAGCAGGATTTGATAATTTAGTTGGCATAATACCGAATGAATCATTGGAACAGCATATAGATAATGATGGATTTACAAGCCCAGCTGGAAGTCAGTTGACAGTAAATTATGAACAGATAGTCCCGTATCATAGTGTAATAATTAAACATTTATTGGAAAAAATACAAGAGTTGGAAAAACAGGTATTAGAATTGAAATCAAAATATTAAATGTTATAATTTATGCCAATTACATTATTAAATACAGGAACTCAGGGCAATTTTACAATAATGCGTTCTCCAAATTATATAAACGGAAGTCTTTCATTTCAGTTATCGTCTAGTTTAAAATATGTAGTATCTAAAAATTTAACTGGTTCGCAAAATTTAACAGTTGGTGCGGCTGTAACAAAAGATATGGCAACTAGTAATGTACCAGCTGCAATATTCGGGGATTATATATACCCAGGAACAGTATCGCCACCAACAACATCTGTTCAATATTGGTCAGATTGGGCAGGTGATATATTTGATGGATGGGGCTATTTTTATTTATACAACCCGTCAACAAATGCATATTATACACCAATTTTAACGCCAATAAATCAATCTGATGGTGTAGTAACTGCACAAACGGCATCTGCATTTGGTAGGTTATTTACAATAACACATGGATTTGTAGCACAGGGTATATTTAAATACTCGATTTCTGTAAATGATAATTCTGATTTCGTATTTGGTGCATTTGGTGATATGGGATCTGATACTGGAACACAAAATATTAATCTATCAAGCTCATATAATTTAGATGGCGAAAACTTTACGCTATACTATAATAGAAATTCAGACGCTGGCGTAACAGAACGGTTTTATACATATGTAATTCCTTATGAATCCAATAAAAATAAAAGCGTGATTCCATTTATTAAACAAAGTTCTGGTCCTGGTGTAAATAATGGTGCACTTGAGGTTTATTCATTTTATACTGTCAATGTTAACAGCGGAGTAAATATATACTTCTCAAAAACAAATGACGTAAAAGATTGGGTAATAAATGACTTAAAACTTCAAAATTTATGATATTTATATATAAGATATATTTTAATTAAAATACAGAGAATGATATGGTAGTAATTCCAATATGGCCCGGTTCATCAAGCTTCGCACCAGGCGATACCCCATTTGGTTTTTATGATGGGGATTCTGCATTTAGACAGCAAATAGATAAGGCTGCAAAATGGGCAGCTACACGTTTAGGGTATCCAATTGTTGACGTTGAATTACAACCTGTTAATTTCTATGCATGTTTTGAAGAAGCTGTATATGAATATACAAGTCAAGTAAATCAGTTTAACATACGTCAAAATATGTTAAATCTACAAGGTGCACCAACATCATCAAATTTAGCTGGACAGCTTATAAATGCGAATTTAGGAAGATTGGTTTCAATTGCAGATGAATATGGTCAAGAGGTAGGTGTTGGCGGTGAAATAGATTTTAAAACTGGATCTATTAGATTACAACCAAATGTTCAAAATTATGATTTAAAAACACTATTTAATGATATATACGAACCGTCAGGGACTATCGAAGTTAAAAAGATATTCCATCATAGAGTACCTGCATCATCTCGATTCTTTGATCCATATTTGGGAAATCAGGCATTATTAGACGCATTCGGATTCGGTCCCTATTCAACAGGTGTTCAATTCATGTTAATGCCTGTATACTACGATTTATTAAGAATACAAGCCATAGAGTTTAACGATGAAATAAGAAAATCAGCATACAGTTTTGATTTACGCAATAATAAGTTAACAATATTCCCAATTCCATCGGAAGATATAAATTTATACTTTACTTATATTTTAAAAGAGGACAGGTCTAATCCAGTTAGACATCCAACAACTGGATTGGTTTCTGATTACAGTAATGCGCCATATGGCATTTTGCCCTATTCCCGTATAAATGAAGTAGGAAAATCTTGGATATATTCTTATTTCTTGGCATTGTGTAAAGAAATGCTAGGATATGTGCGTGGAAAATATCTTGAAATCCCAATACCAAATGCGGAAGTAACGTTAAACTATTCTGAGCTTATTGATTCTGCTAATTTGGAAAAGGAGAGGCTCATAAAAGAACTACAGGATGCGTTGGAAGAAACATCTAGAAAAACACAACTTGAAAAAAAGAAACAAGAAGCAGAAGCTATAAGAGAAACGCTATCTAATGTTCCACTAAAAATATATGTAGGATAATGGCACTTTACGGAAAATATAGAGATATAAGTTTATTTAATACGTTAAATAAAGAATTAATAGTAGATATAATAGACATTGAAGTCAGTATATTTAAGTTGTCACTTGAAAAAACAACTACTAATATTTACGAGGAAGCGGATAACAAAATTTACTATGCCGGTGTAAAAATACCATGTTTAGTAAATAGGTCTGCACAGCAATACAATTTCGATAATCCAACTATTGATTTTTCTCAGCCAATAGAGTTCCAATTTTTACGGGACATTTTAGTCGAAATATCACTTGTTATTGAAGTTGGGGATTTGGTTGAATATAATGGTGAATACTATGAAATAGATAATGTAATAGACAACCAATATATCTTAGGAAAAAATCCAGATTATGCGTCAACTGGTACAGAATGGGGATCTAATTTTTCTATAATAGCACAAGGTCATATAACACGTAGAAGCAAGCTTAATATCGAACAAGTTAGAGCTGGAATAAATAAAGAAAATAATTTACCACATAATTTTTAATTATGAGAAATTCTCAAAAATATAGACCACCATTAAAAAGAACAGTAGATTCTTTTATAGATGATGCGGATAAAGTAACAAGACCAAATCATGCATTAGGGCAAGCGCGTCATACCCAAATAAGACGGGATCAAGATAATGTTAAACCACCGAATATAACATTATATGATATTGATTTTGCTATAAAAAGTTTTTTTGAGAATGTGATAAAACCAAAAGTGGTTGAAAACGATTCACTTATAGACGTTCCAATTTTATACATGAATTCTGAAAAATGGTCAAATGTACAAAAAGAGGGATATATAAGAGATAAAAAAGGAAAAATTTTAATTCCTGTAATTGCATTTAGACGATCATCCGTAGACCTTGATTCACAGCTAAAACGGAACAAAGTATCACCGGTTGAAGATTTATATTATCTAGCTGAATCAAAATACGATAAAAACTTTAGATATGATCAGTTTTCAATTCAGTCTGGTGCAAGGAGACAGAGTGAGTTTTATATAATGCAACCCCCCGATTACGTTAAAATAACATATGAATTTCAATTTTGGTGTGAATACCAGTCGCAATTAAATGATTTAATTGAAACCATGATATTCTATGAAGGACAATCATTTGGAGATAAAAATAACTATAAATTTAGATCGTATGCAGATAGCTATACAATAGAAAACTTACCAAATATAAATGAAGATAGATTAGTTAGGGCTTCATTTAATATAGAAACGTATGGGTATTTGGTAAGAGAATCGGTTCATGGTGAAGTGGTAGCTAAACGGAGATTATCCACCAAACGACTAGTTTTTAATGAGGAAATAGTCAGCGAAATAGATCAGGATTTTAAAGAAAATAGAAAAGGACCAAACGATAAAAAATATTATACAGATACGTTGAATAATAACAATTTTTGAAAAAAAAAATAATATTTATTAAATGAATAGAATTTTTTTAACTATGGAGGTTTTATGGAAGCAATTAAATTTAGTCAAGAGGACATGGAACAAATCAAAAAAATGCAAAATGATTACTTCGCGTTCTCAGCTGAGTTAGGACAATTGGAAATTGAAAAAAAGATAGTTGAAAATAGAATGAAGGCATTGGAAGAAGTAGAGAATGAAGCATGGAAAAAGTACGAAGAACTGAGAAAACAAGAACAAGATATGATTCAAGAATTTAATACGAAATATGGAGATGGTGTTTTAGACTTAGAGAGCGGTACGTTTCAGCCGAAATCTGAGGAATCATCTAATAACTAAAACAATTTATTTAGGAGAATAATGTGGCAGAAAGAATTGTAAGTCCTGGTGTATTTTCAAGAGAAATTGATTCGTCATTTCTCCCGCAAGCAGTAGCACAAATTGGTGCTGCATTAGTAGGACCAACAATAAAGGGTCCTGCGTTTGTTCCAACAACAGTAGGGTCTTTCAGAGAATTTGTTACCAAGTTTGGTGGCTTCTCTGAAAATACATACTTACCATATACAGCAAAATCATATCTAAATAATGCACCAAGTGCAACTGTTGTAAGAGTTCTTGGAACAGGTGGATATGAATTGACACGTCCAATTGCAATTGTTGCAAATTCTGGTAGTGAGTCTTATTTAATTTCTATGCTACACCCAACATATGTTGTAACAACAGATGGAGCAACAAATCTGTTTCAGTCTTCATCGTTTACAGCTGGAGCACCAAGTGGCTCTTTCGTATTAACAATATCGGGATCATTTGTAACCGATACATCTACATTTACAAACGCAACAAACAAAAATGGAACTGGATACTCTGCCTCAATTGATCCAAATAGTGCTGACTTTATAGGAAAACTTTTTGGATACAGTCCAATAGGAACAAACCCTGTTTACAATTATTCATTATTCTCAAATAAAGCAGAAGAATTAATTGCAAGTGGATTTACATCATTGACAATGCAATTGGGAACAACCAACGATAACTGGGATTTCCAAAATCCATATCTACCTGCCGAAACTCCGTGGATCACTTCACAAAAGGTTGGTGGACAGCTTGTAAACTTATTTAAGTTTGTACATCTTTCTGACGGTACAGCAACTAACATGGATGTAAAAGTAGGTATAACAAACATTCGTCCTGCTGGTACTATCGCTGGTTCACAGTACGGGCAGTTTGATGTTATTGTTCGATATGTAGATCAAAGTGATATCAAAAATGCTCCATTTTCACATGAAGATGATGATTTAAGACCATCCATCATTGAGCAATTTACATGTAATCTTGATCCTAATTCTCCATTGTTCATATCGAGAGTAATTGGGGATAGATATTACTCCGTAGATTCAAATGGAAAAGTAAGTGTACTGGGTGATTATCCAAATAAATCAAATTACATAAGAGTAAAATTAGACGATGCAGTTGAGAATGGAGCAACCGACCCTTCACTGGTACCTTTTGGATTTAGAGCATTATATAGCCCAATTCCTAGCTCGTTCACACAACCAGAAGCAGCAACGTATGTAGTTGGACAGACAATCGGTGGTACATATAATAAGAGAAAATATTGGGGGTTTGATTTCGATTTCCAAAATACAGACAATGTAAACTATTTAGCACCACTGCCAGTATCAGCACAACTTACATTCGGAAACAATATAGATTTTGTACTTTCTGATTATAATCAACCGCTGGGAGCAGCATATCCAACAGCAGCGGCTCCATATACTGGATCAATTGGATTAACATCTGATACTTCAATTGATACTAGAAAATTCATTGTTCCGTTCCAAGGTGGATTTGACGGTCAAAAACCAAATCTTCAAAAGAGAACTGGGCAATACATTACAGCTGGAAATACACAAGGATTTGATATATCATCAACATCTGCAGCTGGGTATACTGCATATAAAAAAGCACTTGATGCAATATCAAACAAAGATGAATTCGATATTAATATGATAATAACACCGGGTGTTCTTCATTCATTGCATTCATCGATAACAACGTATGCAAAGGATATGGCAGAAGAGCGCGGTGATACTTTCTATGTTATGGATGCCGCAGGATATGATGCCTCCGTGACCGACATAGTAAGTACTGTAGCCGGTTTTGATTCAAGTTATACTGCTACTTACTATCCATGGGTAAAAATTGTAGATACTGATAGAAATAAACCAGTCTGGGTACCTCCTTCTGTGGTACTACCAGGTGTTATATCATTCAGCGATAGAGTAGCTGCAGAATGGTTTGCACCAGCAGGATTAAATCGTGGTGGATTAACTGAAGTTATACAATCTAAGTCTAGATTAACTCAAACAGAACGTGATTCACTTTATGAAAACCGAGTCAATCCAATTGCATCATTCCCTGGACAAGGCGTTTGTGTATGGGGACAGAAAACTCTTCAAGCAAGACCATCTGCATTAGATAGAATTAATGTTAGACGTTTATTGATTGCAGCAAAGAAATTTATAGCGGCATCAACTAGATTCTTGGTATTTGAACAGAATACTGCGGCAACACGCAATAGATTCCTGAATATAGTAACACCATATCTCGAATCAATTCAACAACGCCAAGGATTATTTGCATTCAGAGTGATTATGGACGAAACAAATAATACACCAGACGTTATAGACAGAAATATTATGTATGGTCAATTATATCTACAGCCAACTAGAACAGCAGAATTTATCGTATTAGATTTCAACGTTCAGCCAACTGGCGCAGAGTTTCCAGAATAATATTTAAACATTTGATATTTATATAAAAACGTAACTGAAACTAAGGAGAAATAAATGGCCGATCTTTTAAGTCCTACCGAAATTATGTTTACTGCCTTTGAACCAAAGGTCTTAAACAGATTTATTATGTATATCGAAGGTGTTCCTGCCTATCTTATAAAGGCAGCACAAAGACCAAACATCAACTTCGGTAAGGTTACAATGGAACATATAAATGTGAAGCGTCAATTAAAAGGAAAGGGCGAATGGCAGGATCTTCAAATTAAATTATATGATCCAATCGTGCCATCTGCCGCACAAGCAACACTTGAATGGATACGCCTTTCCCATGAATCTGTAACTGGTAGAGATGGATATGCAGATTTTTATAAGAAGGATATTACATTTAATACACTTGGTCCTGTTGGTGATAAGATTGAAGAATGGACAATTAAAGGTGCATTCATCAAGGAAACAAACTTTGGAGATTTTGACTGGGGTACCGAAAGTGCAGTTGAAATAACATTAACACTTTCTTACGATTACGCAATCCTCCAATTCTAAAAGAAGCTTAGCAAAAATATCTATAAATCCTCACTTCGGTGGGGATTTTTTTTATGGCAAAAATATATTTATATGTACAAACTATGCATATGATTAATCGAAACTAATATAGAGAACAAACATGAAAATATTTGGAAATTCCCGAGTACAAGGTAGATTAGCAGCAGATACAGGATCATTTAAAATCGTTGGTACATTTGCAACAGATACAATACCAAGCTCATTTATTGCAGGTACCGATGCATCGGATGCTAAAACAATAGCAAAAAATAGATCAGTTGTAGCACATGGTCAATTTGATTACGTAGTAACATCGCAGGATTCTGGGATTTCCTTTGATCAAGCAACTGTACCAAAAGCGTCTGTTATGGGATTCAGGGTTCAACATGTAAATTCAAAAACAATATACACATTAAAAACTGATAGAGATGGAAGCGCAGTACGCGGCGGTACTAAAATAGATATTTCAACCGATGGTGGATTGAATTTTGTAAATGCATATTCTCTTTCAAATCAAATTGTTGGTTTTGATATGCTTTGGACAAACGAAGATGAAGCTTATGTTGTTGGTGCATCACCGGGTGCTGGAAGTGATACAATATTTTGGAGAAAATTTGTTAGGTATGGCCTTGCTATATCAACTATGAGTGGTAATGAAGCACAGGTATTTCCAAAAATATTTAAAAAAGAAGTTGGATCAAATGAATTTGTTTTATGGGGAACTGCTCCAAATGATGTTGCAGGTGACTGTATAACCGCTATCGCTGTAAAACCAGATGACCCCAATACATTTATTATAGGTACACATTATGGCAGACTTTATAAATCTACCGATGGTGCACTGACATGGACATATGTTGGATCAATTGGCGCAAAGGGAACATGTGTAAATAGAATTAAATTTGTAACTGGAAATTCAAACGTTGTATATGCCGTTGGAACAGATGGGGCAATTAAAAAATCATCGTTTGCTGGTAATAATAATACATGGAATCCTGTTTTAATTGAAGATGCAAGTGGTCCACTCGTTGTTTTAACTAGAGATAACAGAATACCTGCATTTAATGACATATTATTACCAAACACTACTGATGTATTTTTAGTTGGAGACGATCATACACGAATATTAAAATCGAGTAATTCTGGTCTTACGTGGGAATATATATCATCTGGTATATATTCGGATTTCTTACCAATAGAAAATGTGAAATCAATACGAGCGGGGCTTGTAAATTATTATGCGGCAATTTCTAAAAATAAACTGTTTGTAGCTAGAAATCCAAATATCTTGGGTGAAGATGATCCAAAAACTATAGATTGGATAGAATTTGATATCCCTGAGAATACAGTTGATTTACAATTGGTAACAGATGAAAACCCAACCGAAAAGGATGTACTTGCATACGCTTATATATTAACAACAAACGGGTTATATGAATTTTCATTTGGTACGTATAGATTAAGTGTAAAACGTGATTTCACAACAGTTGTAAATGATATACCAACAAAACTTATAGCACATAGCTATCGTGAAATTTATATTATAACTGCAAATGCAAAAATAATTAGAGGCACTAAATATGTCTATGATTTTAATAAGAGTTTTAGATTTGTCGAAGAAACATCTTCATTAACTTCACAAAATTTAGTTACAATACACACAGCAAAAACAGGAAAAATTTTTGCTGGAACCGATACCGGAAAAATAATATATAAAGAAACAGGATCTATTACAAATGAAACCACATATTCAACTGATCCAGTTACTTGGTCTGAGGTAGCATCGGCTATAACTGGCTCTTCCCATAAAATATTACAGGTTGTTGCGTTAAATAACTCAACTGTATTTGCGTTAATAGAAGATACAACTAGTCTAAATAATGTCTTATTTAAAACCACTAACGGCGGCACATCATGGACACAATTATATACGTATTCAGAAGGAATAAAAAAGGTAATTCCGTATGATGAATCAAACATATATGCGATTAACCAATTAGGTAGTGCATTCTATATTACTACAAATGGATTTTCTACTGTAACTACATTTATTATTGACCGTACAACAAATAAATTCTCAGAAATATTTGAATTGGATTCTGCTAGAACACTTAGCCAAGGAACAATTTTATTTTTACTTGGTGGTGATTTTGGAATACGCGCAACAAACCTTTCAATATTGTACCCGGTAATGGGACCGTGGACTGATAATTCATGGACATTGTGTGCAATAGCAGGAGAAGAAGGCTATCCATACTGGATAGCAGGCGGCACTACATTTGCAGCTACACGTGGTGGATCAACTAGTCTTGGTTCCGAACCTATTTTGTTAACATCTAACAATGGCGGTATTACTTGGGAAAACGCAATCACACGATTAAAAGAACAAGAACCACCGGATTTAGGTATAAACGGTGGTGGTGATTTTACATTTACAAGTATAAGTGAAGGTAAGTATTTAATAGATAGCAATAAAGACACATTTCCAGTATATGCATCAGATGATCAAGCAAGTACGTTTAAAAAAGTAAATTCAAATCTTTTTAGACAAGATTTAAAATATCCAGGTAATTCAGATGGGATACGAAAAATTAGATTTTATGATTCAAACTTTGGTGTTGCTGTATCAGATATAACAGACCAGAATGATCCAAAATCTTTTTCATTAATTTCTATAACAAAGGACGGTGGTGCAAACTGGTCTTATGTGGGAGGACCTGATCTAGAAGGGTTTAATTTCAATTCCGTTTTTATTCCAACTCAGTCTATATCAGGTGAATACTTAATATATGTAACTGCATACCCAAAAGATTTGAGTGCCGATGGATACGTGTTTGTTTCAAATGACAGTGGAAATACATGGAAAACATCACCTGGATGGACTCAATTACCTACTTCAAATGATCGATTATCATATCAGCCACAAGATATCTTTTTTGTTAATGATTTAACAGGATCTGTTACGGTTCGGGGTTCTGTAAATGGATCACCTGCTGTAGAATTAATATATAGAACAGGAGATGGTGGTATAAACTGGAATCCTATTGGAATAACAGATTTTGCAGCGGGTGACACCCGAGGGCATTTACAATTTATAACAGTAAGAAAGGGATTTGTTGCAGGTTCATACGGATCTAACAAATATGCTGGTTTGTTTAAAACAACAGATTCTGGATTAAGTTGGACTCGTTTAACTACACCATATGATTCAACTTCAAATAAAGAAGTATCTGCGATGCATTTCTTGACTGAGGCTGTTGGTGTAATTGCAATGGGAAGTGAAATATGGATAACAACCGATAGTGGCTCAAACTGGGAAAAGGCTCATGACTTAGCATATACAGGTATAGTAAACGAAATTAAGTTTTCTGGAAATGGAAAATTTGGATTGGCAGTTGGGCATTATAGCGCAACAAATTCTACATCCGGTGAACATTTTGTATTAAAAAGCACTGATTCTGGCTCGTCTTGGACTTTGGTGGATTCAAATCACGATTATGTTGATTTGGAATTTGAATTTGATTCTCTTAGAAATTTAACTGGACAACCATCTACATTATATACTGTGGCATTTGCCGAAAAAATAACGTTAACGGAAGAAACTTCTATAATTGATGATGGTGGTGGAGGGGAAGATACAGAAGACCCAGAAATTAAAGGATGCTTTGGTGTTCCATTTATAAGTGCATCATATTATAATTTTGAAAATTTTGCATATAAATGTAACCCACCGTCCGGGTCAAATCCAATATATTATCCAAACTCATCAAACAATATTGGTCTTGGTAAGGGAATATTTGGACAGAATACAAATATAGAAGTAGCAAGGTTAAGAAATAAATTAACATACGGTGCTGCGTTAGGTGTTGGTACATTGGGTAAAGCCGAATACAGTAAAGCTGATACTGCTGCCGGATTCGGTGCCATGGACATGATACGAAATGCAAAAAATAATGTTGCGATTGGATACAAAGCACTTAGCTCAAACAGAAGTGATATAAAAACTAGTGTAGTAAATACTGCACTAAATATATTTGCAACATCAAGTATTATCGGTATAAATGAAGCAGGTAGTATTTTAGTATCAAATGATGTTGGTGATACATGGACTACTCAATTCCTTTCTATCGATACTGCATCAATTGCGTCTGGAAGCTATTCTGGTTCATTATATGCTACAAAAATATATAAAGCAAACGCATCTGAAGTTTTTGTGTTATCCAATGATTTGAGTGGATCATCTGATTTAAAAACAATTATATCAAAATACAATAAAAAAACAGATTCTTATAGAGCCGTATATTCATCATCGACATATGCTGTTGATAATCTTAGTGTTCTTACGCCTTCAACTGTTTATGCTTTAGATAATACATCTGGTACTTTCTTAAAATCAACAAATGGTGGGAATGGATTTGGAACTGGTAGCATTTTAAATACTTCGGGTAATACTTTAAAATCATTTAAAATGTATTCGGAAAATTTTGGATTTATAGTTGGGTCTAAAATATGGAAGTTGCAAAGTGGAAGTAGTGTAGCGTGGGAAACATCAAGTTATAGTGGATCACATACTCTAAATGCTATAGATTATGTTAATGCAAGTACATGGATTGCGGTTGGTACAAGCGGATCGGTTTATAGAACTTCTAATAGAGGATTAAATTGGAATCTAGTTTCTACTGGATTAACAACAAATAATTTGTTAGATGTGCAAGCGGTAGGATCTAAAATTGTTGCTGTTGGTGAATCAGGTAGTATTATTTACAGTAGCAACACTGGATTAACATGGAGATCTGGTAGTTTTACTGGGACAACAACTGGCAGTAATTATGGTAGTATACAGGAAGTTGATTTAATAGATAACAGTACTATACTTGCTAGACACTTAAATGGTATTTTAAAGTCAGTAGATGGTGGCAAAACATGGTATGATGCAGCTGCAAATACGCAGTTCGCATTATTTGCTTCACCTAGCCCAACTGGATCAAATGCAAGTTTTCCTAGATTTGAAATAAAAGGGTTAACAACAACGCGTTATTCAAATGACGTACCATCTACAAATCCAAATTATGATTTATCGTTAAAAAATGCGTTAACCGAAAACCCAGTTGAGCAACAAACAATACCGTCTGAAATAGTAGACGAAAATGTTGCAGTTGGTTCGTATGCATTGAGTTCATTTGAAAATGCATCACGTATGGTTGCAATTGGTGCAAACGCTCTTAAAAATGTTGATATTAATGAAGGTAAAACTTCATTGGATTCAATATATGAAGATGTGTTTAAAGCAATTTACATGGGCGATTTAATAACAGGCCCGGAAGATTTAAATGAACCACAGCCAAAATTAGCAGCAAATTATGGTCAAATTGCAATTGGTGCGTATTCACAAAATACAGCTATAAATTCAACATTTAATACATCCGTTGGATATGCAACTTTATATGATTCAAACGAAAGCTCAAATAACACAGCAATAGGATTTTATAGCCAGCATTTGGGCCATAATCATAGAAATACGTCTGTTGGCGTTTGGGCACTTGGTTTAAATGGTGATTTAACAAAGTTTGCACCAACCGCGTCTGTTTCATTACGCGGTGGAAATGATAACGTTGCAATTGGATATAAGTCACTATTAAACAACTTAGGTTCAGTACGTGCATCACAAATATCTCAATCTGGTAATATCGAACCACAAAGAGTATTTCAATCAATTGGCAGTAGAAATATAGCAATCGGAAACTATGCATTTTTGAATGCATCTGGTTCTGCTGATACAATTGCAATTGGTTACAGAGCGGTTTCGGATCATGGCAATGATTTATCAGATTCGGTTTTCATAGGTAATTACGTTGGTCAAGCATTTAAAACTAAAATTGGAACATATTATAGTAGTTCACAAAACAATGATTGGAAATTTACACAAACAGTCGCGGTTGGTTCTAGAACGCTTCAAAATCAGACTGGTTATGATATAGTTGCAATTGGTGCAAATGCTTTACGTGGTACCCAATCTGGATCAAACGCTGCATCACCAGACATAGTGCTTAATTCAGACCCAGTTGGTGTATTGGCTGTTGGATTTTTCAATAGCAATATTTTATCAAGAAACGATTTTAGTGATTTTTCATCTAAAAAATGGTCTAATAGTAATTATGTTAAAAAGCGTGGTGATACATATTTTATATATGATGAATTAACAAACGCAGGAAAAAAATGGGATGAAAATTATAGTAAATCAAAACCAGTTTCAATTGCAATAGCGTCTAGACAAACTGCGTATGCTGCAATTGAGCAAACAACTAATAATGGAACTCGATATCCATTAATTGTAAGAACAAATAATCTGTCTTCAACTAATGGAAAAGATCCAATAGAATGGAATGTGGTACAAAAACCAGGATTATTAAAAAACATAGGTCCTATACGCTCAATTGGCGGTAAAAGCATGAAATTAAATGTACCAGATACAAACACAATGTATTTATTGGTTAAGGGAATACCGGGTACACGGGAAGGGCAAAATTATAAATCAGCAATATATAAAGCAACATCTAACAATGAATTTGCTGGTGATGTAGTTGATACTTTATCATTTAATCAAATAATTGATAATGGAAGATACGATCCTGAAATTACTGATATGCATTTTCCTACTGCAACATCTGGAATGGCTGTTGGTGGAACCAAAGCGTATATATCAACCAATGGCGGATCTACGTGGTCTATTAGAACAGTGGATACTACAAACTCTGGATCTAACGTTTCATTTAATGGAGTATGGATGAATGCTGCAGGTGATACTGCATACTTAGTTGGAACATACGGTTCAATTTACAAATGGAATGGAGGAACTGGATTATTTACTAAGCTTCTCGGGGCTAGCTCACAAACAAAATTTGGTGGAGATTTTTGGGATACCGTCTCTATAGCAGGTGTATCTACACCTGCATATTTTGCAACTAGAGCAAATGATAACCAAGTCTACATAACATTTACGGATATCGATTTCTTCGATGATTCATTTGGAATTGCCATTGGTGTATACCCAAATAATTTTGGAACACCACCACAACCAGAAAGACCAACTGGTCAAGAAATGCTAATTGCGATTACAAACGATGGTGGTTCATCTTGGCAACACAAAACCATAACGTTACCAGTTATGTGTGGCGGTGGCAGAAATGCATTAGGTGAAATTCGCCCATTGCCATTCGGTGAAATAACAATTATAGATAAACAAAAAGCTATAATTGGAATGACATACGGCCAAATCGCATATACAACCGATGGGGGTAATACATGGAGTTTTACTGATTCTCATTATAAAGTATCGCTTAAAACTTCATCGGGATGTGGATGTAATCCGTTGCCAATTACATGGTGCTCTGATTATAAATTCTTTGAAGGATCAAGTGTAACTATATCCGGTAGTAATTACGAGGACATCGCACAAGTTGTTACAATTGGATCAGACGCACAAGCAAGAATGCCAGCAGCAACCGATAACGTAGCAATTGGATACCGCGTACAATATAATGGAACTGGAAGTTCTGATGCAAGCGTTCAAATAGGTGCAAGCGCAACATTAGAGGGAAATACAATTCTGGATACTGTTGCAATCGGAAAAAATTCATTGTATAACATACAGTACTCGGATAAAAATACTGCAGTTGGTACAAATACATTAAATAGTTTATTACAAACAAATGCAACATTACGAGCAATGCCAGGGCCAGTTGCGGGGGCTGGGTTTGAACCAAGTGTCCAAACTGATTCATCAAATAATACTGTTGCTGGATTCCAAGCAGGTGCATCACTTGTGGCTGGTGATAAAAATGTATTTTTAGGTGTCAACTCTGGACAACAATTAAACGGACCTAATGTAAAGACATGGGGCAATAATAATGTTATAATTGGAGCAAACGCACCTAAAACCCAATTCAATATTATAAATCAAGTTGCACTTGGTAATCAACAAATGACTACACATGTTGCATGGGGTGTACCTGGTGTTGCTGGTTGGATATGGTATTCTGATGCAAGAGATAAAGCCGATACTGGATCATTTAATCTTGGATTGGATTTCATTAGGCAAATCCAACCAAAAGAATTTAAGTGGGATGGTAGGTTCAACTATGTGTCAGGAAGTCCAAACGGCACATATAAGCACTCTGGAAGTTCATACGGGTATATAGCACAAGATCTGGAGGCAGCAGCACTCGCATCGGGAGTGAGTGGATCATTATTCGTTATGGGCGCATCCGGATCATATTCGGGGTCAGTTTCAGCCACCGGTAGTTTTGATATCAAGATGATTAAACCAGCAATGGTGAATCTGGTGGCGGTAAACGCTATAAAACAGCTTGACACAACAGTTACATACTTATCTTCCTCAAAATATACAACTAATCTTGGGGATGGATCAAATGTGACATATCCGGTAACACACAGTCTTGGAACACGTGATATAATAGCAATGGTATACAGTAATAATTCTAATTTTGTTGTATATCCAACAATGTCTATCAATAGCACGAATACAATGACTGTAACATTTAATACTATACCAACAACAAATGAATATAGGTTAGTAGTAATGCGATAATAAATAAGCCCCTTTAATTAGGGGCTTTTTTTATTATTATGATATTTATTTGATATTAACAAGTCTATTACAAAGGAGTTTTTATGAGTACACAACAGCAGTTAACAGATGATCAATTAAAAGAAATAGCCCTTCAAAATTATAAAAATGAAGAAGTAAAAAGCTATAATTTTCCTACGGAAACAGTGCCGTTGCCATCTAAGGGATTATTATATCCAAAAGATCATCCCCTTGCATCTGGGTTTATTGATTTAAAATATATGACCGCAAGGGAGGAGGATATTTTAACATCATCTAATTTGATTAAACAGGGAACTGTTCTTGATAAATTATTACAATCACTAATAATATCACCTGTTAGATATGATGATATATATGTTGGTGATAAAAATGCAATAATGATTGCGGCTAGAATTTTGGGATACGGAAAAGATTACGAAATTGAAGTAGAAGATCCATTCTCACCCGGCACAAAACAGCAACTTACCATAGACCTACAAGATATAAAAGATAAAGAAATAGATTGGAATCTAATCCCAGAGAATGAGAATAAGTTTGAGTTTACATTACCAAATTCTAAACGCAAAATAACTTTTAGACTGCTTACCCATGGCATCGAAAATCAAATTACCCAAGATCTAAAATTAAAAAAATTAAAGAAAAGTGATGGAATTGACCGTGAATTCACAACAAGATTAAAACATATTATAACATCGGTTGATGATGAAACATCAAGGTTGTATATTGATAATTTTGTTGATAATGAACTGTTTTCGTTAGATTCTAGGGCGTTGCGTGAATATATAAAAGAAGTTTCGCCTGATATAGATCTAACATTTGAATTTTTATCAGATGCAACGGGAGAGTCAATAAGCATGGAAATTCCCATGGGGACCTCATTTTTTTGGCCTAGGGGTTAATCAAAAGCCCCTTATACATAAAGAGATTTTTCAATTAGTTTTTTATACAAAAGGCTCATTTCCATGGGAAGACGTATATAATATGCCTGTATTTTTACGAAGATTTTACATAAATGAAGCAGAACAGGCATTTATAGAAAAGGCAAAAGCAATCGAAGAAGCAACCAGGGGATCGTCATCACCAAAAAATTCTATCTCAAAACCAGCAATTTCGCCTAAATAATTTTTTTATAAAATATTTATTGTAAGGTATATTATTATGTAATGGGCAAATAAATGGCTACAAATGCAGATTTAGATAAACAGAGAAAGCTATTAGAAAAATTAGCTAAGCTTAAAAATCAATTAGCTGAAGTTGATCTTAATAGAGAAACAGTAGCTGCTACCAATTTGCAAAAAAGCATCAATTCTGTGGTTGATTCGCTTGCAAAGATGGGTGTAACAACAGACAGAATAGATGATTTTTATAGAGCATTTGTTAGAGCAAACTCCTCCGTTGCACAAATATCAAGAAGCCTTAATAATGACTTATTAAAAAGTTTAAATGCTGTAGGAAATGCATTTGATGAAAATATTAAACAGTTTAAAACACCAATTGATGATTTAAAAACTGGTGTTATGAACGTGACGCAATTAATGGAAAATGCTGTAAAAACTTCCACTGATTTGGAGTCATATGCTACAGGAAAGCGAAAAGAAAATACACGGGAATTTACAGAGTCTGCAGTAAAGATAACAAACGATCTAACACGGGCATATGGTAATTTGTTAAAAAATGAAGCTAATTTAGGAACTTCAAAATTTAAAAATTTAAGTGTTGATAAAGAAATAGCTGATACGCTTTTATTTATTGATAGCTTAGATAAAATGAAATTGCAACTTGCCGGTGGATATTATAGTAATCTAAGATTACAGGCAACCACTGTATTAGAAATGTTACAGGATACTAAAGTCATGAATGAAGTTCATAGACAAAACAACCAACTTGCAAAGGATGCAATTAAATCAGCAAAAGAAAAAAAACAATTAGAAGAAGAAAGCCGTAAATTAGAAGAAAAAGCTAATGCAGACAAAATAAAAGAATTTAATAAAAATCTTAAATTTAATTCTAAGGTTTTAGAAGAGCAACAAAAAAACCAAGCTAAATTGGAAGCTGATAAAAATAAAGCCGAAGAAGCAGCGAAAAAACGGGCAGAACAAATTTTTCTAAAAGAATTAAAATTTAATTCTAAAGTATCAGAAGAAATAGCAAAAGCGGAAAAATTAGACGCGGATAAAAAAGAAAAAGCGTTGCTTGCTATATTTTTTAAAGAATTAAAGTTTAATTCTAAGGTTTTAGAAGAGCAACAAAAAAACCAAACTAAATTGGAAGCTGAAAACAAAAAAGCCGAAGAAGCAGCGAAAAAACGGGCAGAACAAATTTTTCTAAAAGAATTAAAATTTAACTCTAAGGTAGCTGAAGAACAAGAAAAAGCAAGAGCCAAAGCTGAAGCGGCAGAAGATAAAGCAATGGTTGATGCATATCTAAAACAACTTAAATTTAATTCTAGAATAGCAGCAGAAAAGGCAAAGGCAGAGCAAAAAGAATATGACAAGTCTAAAAAACAGTTTGATTCGACTGTAGGTAATATTTTAAATAAATTGCCAGGTGGTAGTATTTTAACAGTTTTGGCTAAAATGGGGGTTGTAGCTCAATTACTGGCGGTTGCAGTTGGTACGATTGCCTTTTTATTACTAAGATGGGACGTAATAGTATCTAATTTTACAGAGAAATTATCGGTAACACGAGCACAGGCAGAATTAACATTAAGAGCAGCAGGTGGTCTTGCTGATAAACTAGGGCTGTCTAGTATATTCATGGAGCAGATAGCAGAAGCTATTGCAAAAGCACAAGAAGGACTTGGTGGAATGGACATTTCTGCTAGATTTTTAGCAGGTAATGAGTTTACAGAAAGACTTGTTTCAGCAGCAACTGTATTAAGTGATACATTTGGATTAACAGGACAAGAGATTGCAGGAATGACAGATGCATCAACTGCAATGGGACTGTCATTATCTAGTAATACAATGATGGTAACTGCAATGTCTAAAGGAATAATGAGTGCAAATAAATTAATGCAATCATTAGCAAATCTATCTCCAAAATTGTTAACTGGGTTTAAGGGATCAAACGCACAACTTGTTTCAATGGTTACTAAAATGAAACTTCTTGGTGTAGAAGCTAATAATGTTGTTTCATCAAATGATAAGTTATTAGATATTGAAAGTTCAATTACCAACGCATTTGAAGCTCAAGTTGCAACTGGAGCACAGATTAATATCGATAGATTAATGGCACTTCAAATGAACGGAAAATATAGTGATGTATTAGACGAACAGTTGAAAACTTTGCAGCAAAGTGATTATTTAAATCGTGGTCCATTGGCCCAAGAACTGATCGCACAGGGCATCGGTTTAGATAGAGAAACTGCATCACAAATGTTATTAAGAAAAACGTTGGCGGATAAAGTTGGACTTACCGATGAATTAATTAGAAAACGTCAACAAGAAGGAAAGTTAATAGAAGACGATATTCGCCGTGCAGAAAAACAGGGTAGAATAACAAAAATGGAAGCTGATAGACTAAGTGAAATATCAAAAGAATACGATAGTAAGACAATACAAGAAAAATTTATACGTGCATTAAATGATTTTGCTAATTCATTAAGCTCAACACTTCAACCACTAATAGACGTACTACGTGGATTAACTACTGGTCTTGGTAGCACAATGCAATCACTT